GATCCCTGGACCAGTGGCCAGAACGTTTCCGAGTCCCTCGCCCTGGGCGTTGACGCGGTGTTCGCGTGCGTCACCCTCCTGGCGGACGCGGTGTCATCCGCGGAGTGGGGGGAATGGCGCGGGACCCTCCAGCTACCGCCCTCCCGCCTGGTCCGGCGGCCCATGGCGGCCCTCACCCGCCGGGAGTGGACCTGGTTAGTCACCTCCACTCTGGCCCTCTACTCCGCCTGTCCCATCCGCCTGGCCGGGGGCCTGGACTCCGAGGGCGTCCCCATGTCCCTGGTCCCCCTGGCGCCCGCCCGCGTCCAGCGCGTGGACGGCGCCTGGCACATCGACGGGGAGCGGACGTCCGATGAGGTCCGGATCATCCGGCGGGTCCTGTTCCCCTCCACGGATCAGCGCACCGCCGCGGTCCTCCACCTGGCCCGCGAAACGTTCGCGGCCGCCACCGCCGCCCAGGACTACGCGGCGGACTGGTGGACGTCCGGCGGCGCCCCCCTGGTCCAGATCACCACAGACCAGGAGTTGACCGATACCCAGGCGGCGGGGATCGGGGACCGCTATGTGGAGCGCCGAAAGCTAGGCCCAGGGACCGCCCCCGTGGTGTTTGGCAAGGGCGCCAGGCTCGAGAGTGTCGGCGCGGACCAGGCCACGGAGGGCGCCATGTCCGCCCAGGACCACCTGTCCGCATCCGTGGCCCGCTACTTTCGCGTCCCGCCGCACCTCATCAACGTCCCCAACCTGGCGTCCTCCCTGACGTATGGGACGACGGAGAGCGCGTCCACGGACCTGGTCCGCTACACCCTGGACCCCGCCTACGGCGCCCCCATTGGGGACCTGTTCTCCGACCTCCTCCCGGGGGACTACCTGTCCGGGCGCCAGGTGCGCCTGGACCTCCGCCACCTCACCCGCGCGGAGTTTGAGTCCCGGACCCGCGGCTATGAGTCCGCCATCCGGGCCGGGTGGTTGGGCCGTGAGGAGGTCCGTGAGTTTGAGGGCCTCCCACCCCAGGAGGGCCAGGTACCGGCGGACGTCATCGCGCCCGCCATCCCGGAGGAGGTCCCGGTATGACGGACGGCTACGCACGCCGCGCCCTGGGCGGATCGGCCCAGGCCAGTGACCCCGAGACACCCGGCGCCGGGCGCCGCGTGGAGGGCCTGGCGGTCCCCTGGGACGCCCAGGCCACCGGAACCACGGAGTACGGGGACCTGGCGGAGACGTTTGACCGCCACGCGTTTGACGGGGTGATCGGCGCCGGGCGCCGGGTCCCCCTCCTGGACCGCCATGACGGGGACGTGGTGGGCATGGCGGAGGTGTACGCGGGGGACGACGGACTCCGATACCGCGGCCACCTCCTGGCGGATGACCCCGCCGCGGACGCCTACGCCCGACGGGTGGCGGCGGGTGCGGACGGGGTGTCCATCGAGTTTCGGCCGGGACGGGTGCGCCGCGGCGCCCGGTCCGTGGTCCACCTCCAGGTGGACCGCCTGGCCGCTATCGCGGGCGCATACGCACCGGCGCTGCTAGGCGCCCAGGTAGCACTACGGAGGGCCACGAACGTGACAGAACCACGCGACCCGGAACCGACCCCGGAACCGGAACCCACACCCCCGGCCGCCGCGATCACGGAGGCCCAGGTGGAGTCCATCGCCACGCGGGTGGCATCCCGCCAGGCGGCGGACCTCCGCCGCCTCATCCAGGAGGGCGCCGGGTCCGCCCTCACGCCCACGGGCCTGGTGTTCCGATCCCTCCAGGAGGCCTGGCGGGCCATCGACGTGGCGCGCCAGGACCCGGACCACCGCGAGTGGTACCGCCGCGCCCTGGTGGATATCACCACGTCAGACGTCCCAGGCGTCATGTCCCCCGGAGTCCAGGGCCAGGTGCGCGGCATCCTGGACCCAGGGCGCCCTGGTGTAACGGCGTTCGGCCGTGAGGGCCTGGGCGATGGCGGGATGAATGTGGAGTGGCCCTACTTTTCCGGGACCCTGTCGGGCCTCATCGGCATCCAGGCCACGGAAAAGTCCGACATCGTGAGTGGGGAGGTCCCCATCCTCAAAGGGTCCACCGCGATCAAGACATACGCGGGCGGCGCCGATATCAGCTACCAAACTCTGAGGCGGAGCCAGCCTAGCTACCTGGAGGCGTGGTCCCGGATCATGCTGGCCGCCTACGCGGTGGTCACTGACAAGGCGTTCGTGGACGCGGTCGAGTTGGCCGCCACCGGATCGGTCCCCCTGACCTGGTCCACCGCGGACAATGACGCGGTACGGGCGGCCATTTTCGGCGCCAGTGTCGCGGTCCAGGACGCCACCGGGCGCCCGGCGGAGTTCGTCCTGGCGGCCGCGGACACGTTCGCGGCCATCGGCGGCGCCCTCAACCCGGCCCCCGTCCAGAACGCCACAGGGACCGCGGACGCCCGCACCCTGGCGCCGGTCCTGTCGGGCCTCCCGGTCCGCTATGACCCGAACGTGGACGCGGGAACCGCCATCGTGTCCAACTCCCTCACCGCCGCGTGGCATGAGGACGGGCCGTTCCAGGCGTCGGAGGAGGACGTGTCCAAGTTGGGCCGCAACGTGGCCTACTGGGGCATGGGGGCGCCCGCTATCTACGTCCCCGCGGGCGTGGTCATCGTCGGGCCTGTCGTGACCCGGTCCGCCCAGGGCGCACCCGCCCGCAAGTCCTGACCCCGTGGAGTGGGTCACGGGCGCGGAGGTCCTGGCGTTCGTTGGGATCACCGCGCCCAAACCGGGGGAGGTGACGTGGTCTGACGCGGTGGCCCAGGCGGTGTCCGCCGCCATTGACCGCCGCCTCAACGGCGCCACCGTCCCGGTGGAGGGGGAACCGGAGGTCCAGGCGGCGGCCGTCCTGGCCGCCTCTGAGGCGTTCCGGCGCAACTCCGCGCCGTTCGGTGTGACGGGGTATTCGGACCTGGCCGGGGTGGCCATCCGGGTGGCCCGGGACTACCTGGAGGGCGTCAAGCCACTGGTGGACCGATGGTCCGCCGGGCCTGGGATCGGTTGACCGTGTCCGGGATCACCGCGTCCCGCCTGGCCCTGGGCGCCGCCCTGGAGGCGGCGGACCTCCGGGTGGCGTATGACCCCGGCCGGATCACCCCGCCCGCCGTCCTGGTGGCGCCTGTGGACCCGTGGGTCAGTCCGTCCGGCCTGGCCACCGTGTCCCGGTCCATCCGGTGGCGCCTGGTGGCGGTGGCCGGACGCGTGGACGTGGAGGTAACGCTGGAGGACCTGGAGGACCTGGTGGCCGCCGCCCTGGTGGCGGTCCACACGCTCAAAGGATGGGGCACCCCGACATGGGACGCGCCCGGGACTGTTGACCTGGGCGGCGCCCAGTACCTAGCGGCCATTGGCCGCGTCGAACACATGACGGAGGTGTAGGACGTGGGTACCTTGCTATTCATGAGGGACGCCCTGGTGTCCCTCAAACTGTCCAGCGGCGGGACCGCCGTGGAGTACCAGGGCCAGGTGTCCACCGCGGCCGTGGAGGTGGAGGCGGGGGACACCGTCACCTATCCGGTCCTGGACGGCACGATCCCCACGCAGATCGGGCCGAGTAGCTACGCCCTCCACCTGGTGGCGGCCCAGGACTGGGACACCGCCGGGGGCCTGGCGCGTTTCCTTTGGGACAATGAGGGCGAGGACGCGGTGTTCGTGGTCCAGGCCCATGGCCAGGACGTCACCCCATCCGCGGCCGAACCGGCCGCCACCGGGACCGTCCGCCTGGTGGCCGGGTCCTACGGCGGTGAGGTGGGGACCTACGCGGAGTTGGACGTCACCCTCCCGTGTGCCGTCAAGCCCACCCTGGCGGAGGCCGTCATCCCATGACGGCGCCCGCGGTCCAGGTGGAGGGCGCCCGGGAGGTCCGGCGCACCCTCAAAAAGCTGGGCGCCGGGACCCGGGACATGACCGCCACCCATCGCAAGGTGGCCGGAATGGTGATCGGCCCGGCCCAGGGCCGGATGCGGCGGCGGTCCGGGGACCTGGCCGGGTCCCTCAAAGTCCGGGCCTCCGCCGCGAAAGCCTCCATCGTGTCCGGCCTGGTGTACGCCCCCGTCCAGGAGTACGGGTGGCCCGCCCGGGGGATCACCCCGTCCCTGGCCCTGACCGGGACCCTGGAGTCCCTGGCCGGGTCCATCCGTGAGGTCTACACCCGTGACGTCACGGACCTGGTGGACCGCCTCAACGCGACCGGATGACGACGCCCGACCGGATCACGGTGGCCGCCTCCGACCTCCGCACCCTCACGGGCGCGGAGCTATTCACCGCCCTGGCCTGGGCGGGCCTCACCCGCGCCCGCCTGGTGGACGCCCTGGAGGCCCTCCAGGACCCGGACGGCAACCCCAACCTGGGCCTACGCGCCATGCGTTTCCTCCAGGCCACGGCGCTAGTCCTGGCCCTCCGTGAGCGCCCGGACCCGGCGCCCACCTGGGAGGACGCCCAGTCCTGGGACGTGGTGGCGGACCTGGCGGAGGGGGAGGACCCCCTGGAGGCGGACCGCCGGGACTACCAGGTGGCCGCGTCCATCGCCACAGGCCTCCCCCCTGACCAGGTGGAGGACCTCCAGGTGTCCACCGTGGAGGTGTTCGCCCAGGCCCGGCGCCGGGCCGCGGGAGGGTAGGCCATGCCGGGTCCGGCCCTCATCATTTCCATCGTTGGGGATGCCAAAAAGCTCAACGATGCCCTGGGCGACAGTGACAAAAAGGTCCAGGCGTTCGGAAAGTCCGTGGATATCGGAGGGGTGGCCAAAGTGGCCGCCCTGGCCGGGGGCGTGGCCATCGCGGCCAACCTCCTCCTGGACATGGGGAACGCGGCCGCCGCGGACCGGGACGAACAGAACAAACTCACCCAGGCCATCAAGGGCGCGACCGGATCGACGGCCGACTACACCGCCCAGGTGGAGGCGGCCATCAAGGCGGGCCAGGATCGGGCGTTCACGGACTCCCAAACCAGAGAGGGCCTCACCTCCCTGGTCACCGCCACCGGATCGGTCCAGGAGGCCACCGCCCTCCTCACCACCGCCCAGGACGTGGCCCGGTTCGCGGGCGTGGACCTGGCGGTGGCGGCCGATGCCGTGGCAAAAGCCCACGCGGGCCAGGCCACCTCCCTGGCCAAACTCCTCCCGGGCCTGGACAAGGGCGCATCCGCAACGGACACCATCGCCAACGCCCAAAAGCTGGCGGCGGGCCAGGCGGACCTGTACGCGTCCAGTACGGAGGGGATGGCCGCCCGGAACGCGGACGCCCTGGGGGAGTTGGGCGAGACAATCGGACAGGCGGTCCTCCCCATCCTGGACGCCCTCCTCCCCGCCCTCATTCCGATCATCCAGGCCCTAGGGCGCCTGGTCACCGCCGTCCTCCCGGTCCTCATTCCCCTCATCAAACTCCTGGCGGCCGCCCTCACCATCGTGGCCAACATCGTGGCCAAAGTGGCCAACCTGGTGGCGGACATGGTGGAGGCGTTCCTCCGCGGGATTGACGTGGTCCGCCGGTTCGTGGACTCCCTCCCGGACCTCCCCTCCATTCCGGGCCTCAACCTGGGCGGGGTCCCCGCGGGCCTGGGCGTGGGGGTGGGCGCCCGGTCCGCCGGGGTGGGCACGAACGCGGCCACGGGCCACGGCGGGGGCGCCGTGACCGTGAATGTGTTTGGCGGTGATCCCACCCGGGTGGAGGCGGCCGTGGCCCGCGCCCTCCGGGGGTACACCCGGCGCAACGGGACCCTAGGCCTGGCCGGGATGACCGGGCGCGGTGGCATAGGGTGACCGTCCCTCTGCCGTCCCTGGGGACCGTGGTGGAGGTGTTCGGCCCCAGTCCGGACTCCGCCCGGTGGGACTCCGCCGCCTGGGACGAACCGGGGGACGTGTGGGACGCCCAGGGGTGGCGTGACGTCACGGGCCTGGCCATGTCCGCGGACCTCCAGTGGGGGGCGGACCGCCAGGTGGGCGTCCTGTCCGTGGCGTCCGCCGGGCGCCTGTCCGTGTCGTCCTACGATCCACTCCGCCTCCTGGACCCGTCCAACACCGCGTCCCCCCTGGCGGCCGTCCTCCGCCCAGGTACGCCCGTCCGGGTGAGGTACGGCGCCCTGGTGGTTCGGTCGGGGTGGTTGGACGCGATCACCTACTCCCACGCGGATCGGACCGGGTCCTGGCGGGCCAGTGACGCGGTCCCCCTCCTGGTCCAGGCCCGGACCGTGGTGGCCACCTCCGGGGTCCCCACCACCCTCCGCGCCCTGGCCCGCTACCTGGTGGCGCGGACCCTGGTACCTGTCACGGTGGAGGAGGACCCGGAGGACGGGGACCCGACGATAGGCCCGACCCCACCCGCGGCCACGGACGGGACCCTGGGGGTGTGGGACTGGTTACTCATCGCGTCCGCGGACTGTCTCCGCGCGGTGTGGGTGGACCATGACAACGTCCTCCGTTTCCGGCCCTACGGGGACCCCCGGGACCTGGGCCTGGTGATCGGGGGCGCGGACGGTATCCCCATGGAGGACCTGGTCCCCACGGCGGACCTGGACGCGGTCTATAACGTCGTGGCGGCCCGGCCCACCACCACCACCTGGGCGGAGGTCCGGGACACGGACTCCGTCCAGCGATATGGGGAGCGCCGCCTGGACCGGGACCGGGTCACCCCGGACGCGGCCGGGTGGGCGGCCAAAGTCCTGGCGGATCGGTCGGAGGCCTCCCTGGACTACGCCCCCCGTACCCTCCGCCTCCGTGACGTCACGGACCTGGAGGCCCTGGTCACGGCCGGGATGGTCGACACCGTCCGGGTGGTGGTGGAGTCCGCCGTCCCGCCCGTCAGTGTGGCCGCCTCCCTCCTGGGCGTGTCCCTGGTGGTGGACCCGGAGTCCGGGTGGTCCGGGGAGGTGGTCGCCTACGTCCCCGCCTCCACCTGGGACGACGCCTATGAGCCGCCCCCGGTGATCCCGCCCGAACCGCCCGTGACCACCCGGGTGACCCGGTCCTACGCGTGCACAAAGGACTCCCGCCTGTTCCGGACGTCCGGGGGCGCGGAGTACGGGTCCGGGACGGAGGGCCAGCTACCCGTGGGGTACTGGTCCGGATCGAAGAACCGCGCGCTGTTGGACTTTGCCTCCATCCCCTGGACGGACGTGGCCAAAGTGGTGTCCGCCACCCTCAAAGTGACCACCTCCTCCCAGGTGAATATTGGTTTCGGATCGGCCCCCAAAGTGGAGGCCCGCCGGATCACGGGGTCATGGTCGGAGGGGTCCCTGTCGTCCCCCGGGTCCGGAAACTCCGTGGTGTGGCCGGGTCCCGCCGTGACCACCACGGGGGCCAAACAAACGGCCGTCACCCGGACGGAGGGCGCCCGTGTGTCCCTGGACGTGTCCGCCATCGTCCGGGCCTGGGCGCCCACCGCGGCCGGGGGATCGGCCGCCACGAAACGGGGTATCGCCCTGTACTCCGCGGGTGAGTCCTCCGGGACCTACACCACGGAGTTTTTGTCCCGCGAGGGCGGGACGTCCACCACGGACCCCGTCCTGGAGCTAGTCCTGGACGTCACCTAGAGGAGGCCCGATCCATGCCCGATATCACCGCCACCCGGCCCGCCGCGGGCGCGCCCATTGAGTCCGCCTGGGGAGGCGGGGTCCACGATGCCGTGGAGGGTATCCAGGCCGGAAAAGCTACGGTCACGTTCGCATCGTCCACCGCGTCCGGCGCCGTGGTGGTGACGTTCCCCCGGCCCTACGCCACGCCGCCCAACGTGGTGGCGTCCATCGGCGCCCTGGGCAACTACTGGGGCCTGGTGGGTGGGATCACCGCCACCCAGTGTCAAGTCCAGGCCCGGTCCCCCGTGTCCATTGCCTCCGGGTCCGTGGACGTCCATTGGGTGGCCGTGGGCACCCCGGCCTGACCCATGCGTCCCCTCCCCTGGCGGTGGCGCCTGGTCCACTGGTTGGCCCTCCACCTCCCGCGTGGCCTGGCGTTTTGGTTGGGCATCCGGCGCCGGTCCCCGCGCGGTGACAAGTGGCCGTGGTGGACCGTGGTGGTGCCACGCCTCCCGGTGGACACCGGGGGCGCGTTCCGGGCCGCCTGGCGCCCCCAGGACCCGTCCCTGGACCCGCGCGAACCGGGCGGGGGCGAGTCCTCCGCGGCGGGGAACGATCACGGGTGGAGTAACTGCACCATGAGTTCGGGGGCCATGGCCCTGGCCTATCAGCGGGCGCCCAACCAGGGGTCCCTGGCGCCCTGGGGTGGGGACCTCCGCCACCGCCAGTCGGACCTGTCGGGGGGAACGGACCTGTATGACGTCCGGACCGCCTGGGCGTCCTACGGGGAAACCCTGACCATCCGCACGGGCGCCGGGTGGGCGGCCGTGGTGGAGGCCCATGAGGACGGGCGGGCCATCGTGATCCAGGGGGAGGGGAACGTCCCAGGGTCCCAAACGTTTGACGGGGGCCACGGGTGCGTGATCGCGCCCGAGACACACTCAAACGGTCAGTGGTTATTCGGGGACCCCCTGGCCACCGGGTGGCAATGGGTGAGTGTGTCGTCCATCAAAACGTGGGCACAGGCCATGTCGTCCTCCGTCTACTTTGCGGTGGGTGAGCTACCCCCGGCCACGCCCCCGCCCGATCCACCCAAACCTCCGACCCCGACCCCGCCGCCACCGCCGCCGGGTCCGGACTACGGGGACGGCTACCTGTCCGGCCTGGAGGACGGAGTGGCCCGGGCGGCGGACGCGGTGTTCGCGTCCTGGCGGCCGGGTGAGCCGTGGCCGCCGGACCTGTCCGGCCCCACCTGGGACCTGGGCGCCTGGGAGGAGGGGGTGTGGGTCCGGCCATGGCCATACCCCCTCCTCGCCCTCCGCGCCGCCATGACCCCGGCCGCCTGGGGGGCGTCCGCCTGGACCGCCGCCGTGTGGCGTGACGTCACGGACCCGCCGCCCGATCCGGCCGCCGGGACGGGCGCCTGGGACGTCCACGCCTGGCCGGTCCTGTGGGACGCGTAGCCCTGGCGTCCGCCTGTCTCGTGGTGATCGGCGCGGCCCTGGCGGCGCCCGTGGACCTGGAGGTCCGGGCGGCCGCC